TTCTCGAAAACGACCATCAGCAGTTAGTGTTGATTGTCTAGTATCTGAAATCATCTTACCTCCTTACAACTGTTTTTGGAAGATTAAACAAAGACCCCATAATTTGTCCTTGTTTTTCTCCTAACATTTTTAAATTACCAGATTGTATATCATTTAAGCTTGCAAATAAAGGACTGTTTCGTTGTTCTGGAGTTTTTATTTTAACAGCAGATAAATCGTATGGATTACCACTAAGATTTATTGCAGGCCCTTTAAATATATCTGGATCCTCTGATTGTTTTCTTGTAGCTGCTTCTGACGCAGCTAATGTTCTTTTAAAAAAATCGTTACGTTTTTTCTTTGTAGTTTCGCCCTCTTTTTGACTTTCAAACCGTTCGTTTCCTCCAGCTTGTGTGTCGACTTTATCGTCTCCTTTAGGACTAAAAATAAAGTTTATTAAACTTAATGCGTTGTTGAATTTAAATTTTGGTGCCATAATAATTAAGTGGCTCCGAAGAGCCACTGAATTGTATATTAACTATGGTCGTTACCTTGACTGTAAGTAATAGTCACTCTTGCTTTTCCAGCGTTAGAGTTACCACTTGCATCAATGTATTTTGCTGCTATTCTAACATCAGAAGTTCCGACATTTTTCCAATTAGCGCATAATCCTGTAGCACCTAATGCTACTGGACCAATTGCTGAAACGTCTGCGTTATCAACATATAAGTCAGAATTGCCTACAATACCGATATC